GACGTAAAAGGACATGACAACAGAACAGAAACAACAGATTGCCGACCAGCTCCGCGCCTACTGCGGGCAAAAGGGGAGCCAGAACAAAGCAGCCAACAGCCTTAACGGCGTGAGCAGCGCAACAATCAGCAAAGTGCTTTCGGGACAGTGGGACACCATAGCCGACGATATGTGGCGGAGCATAGCGGCCCAGACCGGCACCGCCGAGACCAACGGGTGGCAGGTGGTGAAGACCCGCGCCTACGATGTAATGACATTCACGCTTGCCAGCGTGCAGGCCGACTCACTGACCGCCGCAGTTATCGGCGGAGCCGGGAGCGGCAAGACGGAAGCCATAAAGAACTACACAGCCGCCGGGCGCAACGTGTATCACCTGGTTTGCTCCGAGTATTGGAACCGGCGCACATTCATGGCGAAACTGTTGCAGAACATGGGCGCGACGGTAGCGGGCACCACAGTAAGCGACATGATGGACAATATCGTTGACACGTTGAAGCGCAAGGACTCGCCGCTGATAGTTCTGGATGAAGCCGACAAACTGAGCGACCAGGTGCTCTATTTTTTCATAAGCCTATACAATCAGCTTGAAGACCAGTGCGGCATAATCCTGACCGCGACCAGCAACCTGAAAGCCCGGATTGAAAAGGGGCTGCGCCTGAACCGCAAAGGCTATGCGGAGATTTACAGCCGCATAGGCCGCAAGTTTGTAGAACTGCCCCTGCCAAACAGTGAGGATGTGGCGGCTGTGTGCGTTGCCAACGGTGTGAATGATACTAAGGCAGTCAACAAGATAGTGGACGAGTGCGACGGCGACCTGCGGCGCGTTAAACGCAGCGTGTGGGCCATGCTGAAAGGAGGTGCGAAATGAGCGGCACCAAGATAACGGTAACATTCACCAATGGCAAAACCCGGACACTCAGAGAACCCGCAATGCTGTGGGCCATAGACGGGCGCCGTACCGCTTCTTTCGTGTTTGACAATGGCCAGGTGTATAAGGGTCAGACGGACGGCGTAGTGGACGAGGACGGCAACTTTTGGCTGAAAACAGACCGCTCCACAATATCCGGCATGCTGGGTATCGGTCTGCCATTCGGGCGACTTCTCGGCTGGGCTTATATTAACCCCAAAAGAGCGAAAAAATGAAAACTTACCCCGTAAAATTCAAATTCCGCGCAGAGTTTGACCTCATGCCGTCCTGGCTGCCTCAGCTGCTCCAGGATTGGCTCGAACAGGGCTGGACGTGCGACATAACAGTGAAGCGAGTAAAAGGCTGCTACGGGCCTAAAACGGTGCGTGTGATGATAGAAGCGAGCACCAGCGAGGACCTGGCGGCGAAACGCAGGGCATTAAACGCGATGATTGAGGCCAAGGGCTATGACCCGGAGGCACTGCGAGAACGGCCGCGACTGACGAAAATATAACGAGCAATGAGCAGAGCGATAAGTAATAAAAACGTGCTGGCGGCGCAATTCGAAACCGCAGACTTCGACGGCCCGTTCCTGGCGAGCTTCGGCCGCCCGGAGCTTCGGGGGGTGTGGCTTATATGGGGCGACAGCGGCAGCGGCAAAACCACTTTCACGCTCCAGCTCTGCAAGTATCTGGCCGGATTCCGTCGGGTGGCTTACAACTCGCTGGAGCAGGGTCTGAGCCTGTCGCTTCAAAGAGCATGGGAGCGCGTGGACATGGCGGAAGCAGGCAGCAACATAATACTGCTGAACAAAGAGGAACTGCCGGAACTACGCGCCCGGTTGTCAAAGCGGAAAAGTCCCGAAATTGTAGTGATAGACAGCCTCCAATATCTGGACCCATTCACATGGCGGCTTTTCAAGGCATTAAAAAAGGACTACCCCGACAAGCTATTTATTTTTATCAGCCAGGTGGACAAATCCGGCAACCTTTCTGATAAACTGGCGGTGCGCATAAGATTTGACGCTGACATAAAAATCAAGGTTGAAGGCTTTAAAGCGTTCGTGACAACGCGCTACGAGGACCCGACCAAAGGCGAGGGCGGCGCAGACTTCATAATTTGGCAACAGGGTGCAAATGACTACTGGGCCGGACAAATCTAAAAACAAACGACTATGGCAAAAGAAAATAAGACAATGGACCAGATACACCGCGACCTGCTGAAAAAATATCATACCCTTTGCACTGTGCTGGGGCTTGATGATGAAGCGAAGCGTGCGATCCTGGCAAGCTGGGGCGTCGAGAGCAGCCGCGACCTGACGCAACACCAGCTTATCGACATTTGCGCGAAGCTGAGCGAGCAGGTGGATGAAAAGCAGGGCAAGGCGCGGCTTGACAAGCTGCGCAAACAAGTGATCGCGGCGATTGGCGGCTGGCTTCGGGAAACCAAACAGCAGAGCAATATTTCGATAATAAAAGGCATTGCGATGCGCGCCAGCGGTTACAATGACTTCAACAAGATACCGAGGGAGCGGCTGCGCAACCTCATAGCGACATTTAACAACAAAGTCAAGGACGCCCGCGCGGTTGATGCACTGACCGATGCGCTGCTCATGCAGCATTACAGTGCCGGGGGCGAGATTGACCCAACACTAAATTAACGAGCCAATGGAAAAGGACAAAAAAGTGTGCTGCATCTGTGGCAAAGAATTTACAGAATGGGGAAACGACCCTTACCCTGTAAAAGAGGACGGCGAGTGCTGCCGGTCATGTAACTGGGGCGTGGTAATCCCCAAACGAGTAGAACTAAGCAAGCGAGAACATGAGCAAGGAACTGGAAAGAATTAAATCCTATGTGCTGGAGCAGACGTCCGGCATGAGCGAGAACAGCAAGGTCGAGCTATTGGACGCACTGGCATGGTGGGCGAGCGATGCGGCCGGGCATTTGAACTATGACTCGCCGGACGCCGAGGACTACGATAATTAAAAACGCTGAGCCGGTGTAAAAGGACACGCACCGAAACAGTTAAACACAATTTAATAACCACTTAAACACCCTTAAAAATGAGTGAGCAAGTAACAATCAGCGCCGAGGAGTTCAAGCAATTTCAGGCGTATCAGGCCGAAAAGGCCAAACAGGAGGCCGCAGAGGCACGCAAGGCACAGCGGGCAACTTATCAGCAAATGGTTGATGACGAACTGGCGGCAGCAGTGCCGGAGCTTCGCGCCCTGAGCGAACAGATTAAGACAGTCAAGGACGCCACGTTCGGCAACTTCGCCGCAGTGCTTGATATAAAAGCCGAGGTCGTGGGGTTCAAGGAGGGAGGACAGTTCAGCCACACGTTTACCAACACGGACAGCACACAGCGCCTGACGCTGGGGGTTAATACAGTGGACGGTTGGACCGACATGGCCGAGACCGGCATTGCAATGGTGCGCCGTTATCTGGAGAGCCTGGCCACTGACGACAAGACCCAGTCGCTTGTGACGGCGGTGCTGCGTCTGTTGAGTAAAGACCGCCAGGGCAACCTCAACGCCAGCAAGGTGCTCCAGCTCCAAAAAATGGCCGAGGACAGCAAAGATGAGCAGTTTATTGAGGCTGTGAAGATAATCCGGGAGAGCTACCAGCCTACCGCGACACGCCGCTATATCCGCGCTCAGTATCGCGATGAGAGCACCGGCAACGCGTGGCGCAACATACCGCTGAGCATAACCGACGTGGACCTGTTGCCGGAAAATGAAACAGCCCCGGAACCTGATGCAGAAGCAGAGGGAACCGAGGCGGAAGCGGCCGAATAAAAAAGACCGCGCCGACGTGCTGCCTAAACAGCCAACCGCCGACGCCGAGCCTTGTGTAAAAGGACGGTGCAAAGATACAAATAAATCGGTGAATGACAAAGAAAAGAAGGCACAAAAGCACGTTGGCGCGGGCAGAGAAAATAAAAGCCCTCACGGCGATGCACTATGAGGCCGGCAACCAGGCAAAATGTTACAAAGCTGTATGGCGGCGCTGGATAGAGCCGGAGTTTGGTATCTGTTACCGCACCTATCTGAACATGCTGGGACTTGACCCGGAAACCGAGAGCCGCCAAGACAATCAACCCTCGTTATTTGACGAACTCTAAAAAGCACCCCTGACGGACGCAAGAGCCGCCGGGGGTGTTGTCGTATTAGTCGCGCTTTCCAATCGCGACAGAGAGGTCGGAAACAGCCCTGACGGGGCGCATGGCTGTTATGTCCTGCACGCCGCAGACATAACGCTCCACATTTTCGACAATTTCGGCATGGTCGTGGTTGGTTGCCGAGGTGGTAAGCATGAAGCCGGAGAAATTGTCGCCGCGCAGTCCCTGCATGGCGGTGTTAATGCTGTCGAGCAGGTCAAACACAGCCAGGGCATCATCTATGCGTGGGTCCTTGTGGCCGTGAGTGGCGACGGAACGGGTTACGACATGGAGGCGCACAGCCAGCGCGCCCCGACGGGTCCCCATGTTCTGCTGCTTCCACTCCACAGCTTCAAACTCAATAAAGACGGCGGCAAAGGGGAAAGCCGCCCCGCCGTTGAGCGTTTGGACCTGATTGTTCCAAAGGTCAACAAAAGCCACGCCCGGAACGGCGGCCACAGCTTCGGCAATAGCCTTAAAAATTTGTTTTCTCATTTGTTCCTGATGAAATTCGTTAATGATAAATTGAATTTTTTTAGGTTGTCGTCGATGACGTTCCGGATGATGCGCTGCGTGTCCGGCCCGTCGCCGATGAACTGGCGTTGCGGCATCTTGAACTTGCGCTGATGAGCGCGCACGGTGTAGATTTTGCCTTTTTTGGACTTGCGAGTGTGTGCCCTTACCTGCTTGAAGCCTGTGCCGCCCTCATTGTGCAGGGTTGTGTAAGGGAGTGCCGACGAGAAGCGCACGCCGTCGCCGGAGACTTCGCCCTGTGTCGACCGTCGCATTGCACTGGTGACAACGAGCAACGAGCCTTTGGGGTAGTCATGCGCGCGAGGCTTCCACTTATCGGAGAAAAAGGCCTTACGCTCAAAGTTACGGTCGAACTCGTCGGAGAGTTCCACGCGCATATCGTCGAGAATATCGGCTTTTAGTTTGTTGGCGTCGAGCATTTAATCGGTGTTTAATTGTTGTTATATCAAAATAAAAGTCGTAAATTTGCGCAGAATGGACAAACTGGCTGAAATATTAGACTACGCCCAGCAAATGGGTGAAGCGGCAAATCACACTGAAAAGATTGGGACGACCGCCGACGGCGATGTTTACGGACTCAGTCTTTTAGATGCTGACGGTTTGCCTATGCCTACCGGTCTGCCCCGGCTGGTGATAGCCAAGGGGGAAAATCACAGCCTGATAGTTGGGGACGAAGCATTGAAAATTTTAAGTTCATTTGACATCGAGGAATAGCGCTCCAATTTTTGGGTTAACTTTTTTGTCATCAATACGAATGACCCCGACACTGCCAGGCTTCATGCTTGAAATGTAGCTGCTGACATCATCTTTGCCGCTCTGAGGGTCGAAATATCGGATTTTGCCACCTGTCACTTCCGCGAGGAACACATGGGCGCTGCCACCTTTCCAAGCGCAATAAATTTCATAGACTCCGTCGTGGCTGAACTTTTCGGCAAAATATTCCTGCAATCTTTTCGGAGTGATTGTCTTGTAACCCTTACGACGCCCCCAGCGGTCGGCAAAATCATAGTCGACCTTTGAGCCGTCAAGATTAACAAAACGCTCTTTCCAGTTTACCCCGGCTTTATCCAGTTTTTCGTATGCGGTGCCCTTGTGCCCCTTGCGCAGTACCTCATTGGGGTGTGCCTCAACATTGAAGCCGAGACGCCGGAGCCAGTGGGTAACCGTGCAAGTCTGGCAGTTGATATAATAACCGCCTCCTTTGGAAAAATGCGGATTTTCATGACCTTTGTTGGCCTGGTCGTATGTCATGGCTTTGCCCCTGGTAATGCCGAAACTCTGTTCAATTTCCAGACAATTCTCTGCCACGGCCTTTTTCTGATCCGTTGTGAGTGTGTCGGGCAGTTCTGCCACAATCTCAGCAATACGTTGCTCTCGTTTTTGTTCCTCACTCAGTTGCTCAATTACCTGTTTAGCGGCTTCGGGCGCTTTGTAATACGGATGTTTGGGTGGGAACAGTTGCAGATCCTTGCCGGGATTGAAGCGGAAAATCTGCTGTTTGGCGTTTTCGGTGCAATTATTTCCGCGGAGCATGGAAAGTGCCGGGTCGCTCTGGGGATATTTGCCCTTGCGGACCTGCACGGCCGTACAGCGGCAGTTCCAGCCATTCGGCGGCAGGTAGAGCGCCCAGAACGGGTCAGAGGGCGGCAGCGTTGTGCCGTGCAGAATTGCGTGATCCTCACGCACGTGGTCATCCTGTGCCGTGCGGTATTGCAGGTCGTAGCGGTCGCCGTCGGCTTCAATCTGCTGCCAGCGCGAAGCCATGAGAGAAGCCCCGACGGCGTGGTTATACTCCGCATAGAGGTAATTGTGGTTATAACGGTTGTTGACCGTTTCTACGTCCTTGCGGAACGCTTCAAAAGGCTTAATGTCGCCTTTGTCGGTAATGAGCGACAGCCCCACCTCGCGGAGCGTGTGGAACGCCTTAAAGCCGGAGAAAATAAAAGCGTTGTTTTCGAGTGCATAGCGCACCGTTTCCGGGACCTCATGGGGAACGCCGGAGTCGATCCCGCGCTTAATCTGGCGGAGTGTTTCGGCAATGAGGCGGCGAGCTTCGGGCGTGTTCAGCTGCGAAGCATCGAAGCCGCCGGCATTATAGACCATGCCGGCAGCGTCAAAAAAGGCCGTGTCGTCAAAATCGGGCTTGTCTGTCGCGTCCGCCAGCTCCAGCAAGTCATTTTCATACAATGACCCCAAAGCGGCGTTAAACGCGCGATAATCGCTTTGCAGCCGCCCCACCTTGTCAGCCAGTCGCAGGGCGGGGCTCAGTCGAAAAAACGGTCGGGCTGTGTCTTGCTTTCGCGTGGTTTGTCAATGGCCACGCCGTATTTGTCAGTGAAATAGTCGGCGGGGATCTCGTAATACTCCAGGAGCAGGCGTTCAATCTCGCGCTGTTCCGCCGGTGTGTAGCTGGCGGCGTTGTTCCAGACAAAACGTTTCCCCTTGACCGGGAAACCGTGGGCTGCCATGAGCGGCAGCAGACGGCCGTTAACGGTATATCCGGCCATAGTGGCGTCGGCTTCGGTGGTGCGTTCAAAAATTTCCAGGTGTACCTCAGACTGCGAGAGCGAGGAACCGGAATCAATGGTCATAGTCTGGTTAAGAATGACCTTTGACAGCTCCGAGTTGCAACGGTCCACGCGGCGGTCGAACACGTTGTAAGCGTCGCCGCGGCTGCTTTCCTTGATCTCAATGTTGGTGCCCTCAGGGAACAGACCCCAGAACGCCGCGCCCATGTTTTCGAGAGCGTTTTCCACTCTGGCGCGTTCGCTTTCGTCCGGGCTGTTGGTGGTGGCTATTCGCATAGGCTGGCCGAATATCTCGCCAAACATGTCCCAGAACGTGAGCATATTCTTTTTGCTTATGTAAGAGCAGGCACATTTGAGCAGCAGGCCGAGGTCGCGGGGCTTGCCCACTTCCACGCACCAGTTGGCGAAATCGCCCTCACGGTAAGGAATGCCGCTGCGCCAGTCGTCGCCGGGGTTAATGACCACGCGGCCATATTCGGGGACCACGTGCTTGCGCGGCACCAGTTCCACACTGTCGTAACGCATGGTGCCGTCGCCGCGTATGACATCGCCCAGCTGTATGAGGGAGTGCCCCCAGTAGGCAGAGTCCAGCACATAGCCCAGAAAATCGGCAAACCATTCCTGCTGCAACAGTTCGGTGGCGGCGACATCTTCCTTGCCGTTGCTATCTACAAGACGGAAATCCTTTTGCAATACCTTGCCCTTACGCTGGGCGATACAGCCGGACAAATGGGCGTCCAGCACACAGTCGGCATAAATGTCATAAAGCCGCTGGCGGTTGGGATTTTCGTAGTCAATGGCAATCTGGTGGGCATTGCGCCAGTCGTTAATATCCTTTTTTGTGAGTGTGTCGGTTTGCTGGAGCAGCTGCGCGGTTATCTTGAGACCCTGTTTGCCGGAAGCCATGCGTGCCAGGGTCATGACTTCGGCACGCGTGGGTCGGTTGAACCAGTCGCGTATGTTTGTTATTATATTGGCCATTTTGAGGGAATGTTAAGTTAAACGGATATTGCCGGCACTGTCGAGGCGGAGGGCACCGGGCGCGGCAAGCCGGAGAGCCGGGGCGACCACCTGCACAGTTACGGTCTTATAGTAGCGCGTGCCGCCGGTGGGTATGACATGGACGCGAGCCAAGCCGGGGCGAAACGGCAAAATGCGGCCGTCCGGTTCCACTCCGGCCGCGCCGCCGAAAGCCTGATAAATTATATTCTGCTGCGCCCCGGCAGGGAGCACCCTTGCATTTATATAGCGCGGCACAGGGTTGCCCAAAGTTACCGGGGCGGGCATCTCCACGCGGAGACCGTCGGGAACCGGGGCGGCTGCCAGTTCCGCCCGGTCGGCCACAGCTTCGAGGCGTTGCCGGCTCTGTTCCGTGAGCTCACGCTGGGCGTTCGCTTCGGTGGCTGCGTCTGTTGCTGATTTTGCGGCCGTGTCGGCTGTTGTCTTTGCCTTGTTGGCGTCCCCTGTTGCGGTGATGCAATCCTGTATTGCTTTGTCGGCTGTATTGGCGAGGGTCTGCGCCTGTTCGCGCAGTTCCCTTGTGGCGTCGGCCGCTTGTTGGGCGGCAGCGGCTGCGACTTTTGCCGCATCGGTGGCCGGTTGTTTCAGCAGTTCGATTTGGGCGGACGTAAAGTCGGCCCATGTGAACGGGTCGCCCTTGTCACCTTTCAGAGCTGCCAGCTGTTCCGGCGTAAAATCGTCGTAAGTGAACGGCAGCCCGCGGGTATAGGCAGCCAGCAGGTCGGACTCGATCACGCCGTCGGAGTCTCCGGGGAGGTGCCAGAGCTGCACGGCCATATCTTCGGGATAATACACGTTTTGCACGCCGTCGGGCATGAGGTCGTTAACCAGTCGCAGGTGCAAATCATGTTTCAGGGTACCCTCGCAAAGATTATGATCCTTGAAAATAACCAGCAGGGCGTCCCCGTCCGGGGTGCAGTTTGAATACACGCCGCCAATGCGGGAAGCCACAAACTCGCGGTTATGCTTAACCCAGTAACGCAGTTCAAAGTCCACCCCGTCGGGAAGTGGAACAAGAGAGCCGGAACCGTCGCGGAAGCGTTCACGCAGAACAAAGTCATCGCGGTAGTGAATATGTCTTATTTTGGGCTGCATCATGTCAGGCGGATGTTGCCTTTGCCGTCGAGGCGGAGCGCACCGGAGGCCGAGAGGCGGAGACGCGGGGGCACCACTTCAATGCAAAGCGATTTATAAACCGATGTATCTGCCGTGGCGACGGCGTGGACAGTAGAACGGCCGAGGGCGACCGGGCGCACCATTCCGTCCGGTGTGACTTCGACCGCCTTGTGGTCGCTGATGAACAGGACAGATCCGAGACCGAAGCGCGGGAAAAGGGACGCGCCTATTTTTTGCGGCACGGGGTTGGTCAGGGTAACGACCGCCGGCGCCGATGCAATATCGACACGTTCCGGGGCGTTCAGGTTCTGAGTGGAGAGCTTCTCCACGAGCGACTCCACCAGTGCGCGGGTCTGTTCTGACCGCTGAATTTCGGCGGCGGCTTTGGTGGCGGCTTCGTCAGCACTGGCGAGACGCTTGTCAATGTCGTTCTGAATTTCCGGAACGTTCACGGACAGGAACAGACGCACGGCCTTGTTAATGTCGCCGCAGGCTTCGATAAGGTCACAAAAGAGCTGCCCCACCTGCTGCGCCGACACGGACTTTGCCGCCACTGCGTCGCGGATAGCTTCGGCACGCTGCATGAGGTCTGCCGTGTCAAGCTGCTGCAAATCATTTTTCGTGAGTTGGTCCATATTGGTAAGGGGTTAAGATTATGAAAAAATTTCGCTGAAAGGGTCGGCAAAAATGCGCGTGAGCTGCTGGTCGCTCTGAACATAGACCGGCTGCTTTTTGTCGAGCAGGTCGAGAACTTCGTCCACCTTTTCGACCACGAGCACATCGCCCGACGGGTCAAGCTGCGGGCGCGATACAGTGGGGCGTTTGGTGCCGGTCTGATAGAGCAGCTCCTTGTATTCGGCAGGGTCTATGTCCGTGGCCGGACTTATATGCCGGAGCGCATAAGCCGAGCGGACGGCAGGGCTGAGAACATCTTCCAGCTCATAGCTTATTGCCTGGCCGTCGGTAAGCGTTGCAGTAACGGAGATCCCGTTGCGCTGCGCCAGGGCGAACACGCCGGCGGCGGAGCCCAGAGCAATGACAGCAATGTCGAGAAGTGTCTGGCGGTCGTTTACTGTTATCTGCATAGTGTCATGAAATTTGCACCACGCCGTCGGGCGACAGTGTGAGGGTTGAAACATCGAGGCCGCAGGCACGCAGCATCTTTTTTGTGTTGCCGGGCCAGAACGGGTCAGGCTCCCCGGCGAGCATCAACGGAGCTTCCGCCCCTAATAGCGGGTGTTCCTTGAACTCACCGCGGCAAGAGCGGAGCACCAGTTCGGCAATAAAGCCGGAAGCGTCGGCCACGACAGCCGCGGAACGTTCCACCAGCAGGTCGCCGGTGTTAATATCTATCTGTAAACCGTTCATTGCTTAATTTTGGTGTTTTCGTAGTCACCGCGTTTTGTAGGTGTGAGCTGGGAGCCGAACCAGGACGCGGCGGCGGTTTTGAGAGCAGCGCCACCGTCCTGAGGTGCGGGCACCCAGCCCGACATTGCGGTTTTTAACTTGTTAATGTCGTTTTCAATCAGGTTAAGGCGTTTTGTCAGATCCTCAATTTTAATGAGGCCGCCAAGGTCGCCACCGTTAAAAATGATGCTTTCGCGGTTGATATGAGCCGACATCTTTTCTGTGTCTATGCGCACCCCGTCGGCGTCCATGACGGCGGAGGTGCCGCCGATCACAATTTCGGCGGACTCAATCTTTTCAGTGAGCAGCACCACGCCGGCGGCACCGTCGGCGACAAAGCCAACTACCACAAACGACCCTTTTTCCGGGAACAGACACAGGCCGAAATCAGCCTCCTGGTTAGCCTGGAGATTGACACCGAGCAGGGGTGCGCCCTCATTTATGGGGGTGCAGTCAATGGTGCGGGCGGTTTTATTCACTTCGTCCACGGTACACACCAGGGCGACGGTTTCGCCGTCTGGCTGTGCAAGCTGCCGGATAATGTTTCGTAAATCTGACATAACAGTAAAAATTTAAGCGACGCGGAGGCCGAGGGTTATTTCCTGACGGAAGCCGCCGTCGCCATATTTGATCACTACTTTTTTGACCTGGTACACGCCCATTTTTGTGCCGTCGATAATCAGGCCTATTGCGTCCAGAGGGTCCACGAGCTTATAGCCGAAAGTGGTAAAAGAGCCGGTGAGGCCGTCGCGTTTAAGGCGTTTTATAACCTAACGTGGGGAAAAAGAATATAACTAAATATAGTTGGTTGCAATGATTATCAGCTATTTAGCAAATTGCGAAATTTGATTGATTTGTGGCTTTTTCTACTTATTTTCGCATTTAGTACACAATTAGTACATTTCGATTGTTAATAGAAGTTGAGGGCGATTTTCACGTTTCGCAACGTGTGGCTACCTTTGCTTTACAACCACAAAATTACTCTATTAATGGCGAAAATCCAAACACGGAACAAACAAAATCCGAAACTGCAACAGTCCGAGCTGAAAGACGGTCGGGCGAGCCTTTATCTGGAATATTACCTCGGACGCACCGAAACTCCCGTGCTTGACGATGAGGGAAACCAAGTCTATTACACCACCGGGGCAATGGCGGGAAAACCCAAATACAAGGTCAAGCACGACCGCCGAAAAGAAAACCTCAATCTATACATCTGGATACATCCGAGAAATCTACAAGAGAGGACACAGAACAAGAACACCCTCGCACTCGCCGAGAAGATACGCTTTGAGCGTGAGCAGGCGTTTTTGGAGGATAGAGCCGGATATAGGTTGAAGAAAGACAGGCAGACCAACTTTCTCGCATATTTCAAAGAGAAATGTGAATCCGAGGGGTTCACCTACTATGTTCGCAAATCGGTCGTTCAGACCTATAACCGCTTCATCCGTTTCCTCAAAGAAACTCCGAGATACAGCAAGTATGACAAGTTCCTGCACATGGAGACCGTGACACCCGAACTTGTGATGAAGTTCGCAGACTTTCTCCGAGCCAACGGCAAGGGTGAGGGACCAAACAAGATGTACCATTATTTCAAGCGGATTGTCCTTGACGCTATCGAGGACGGTTTGATGAGGGTCAATCCATGCAAGGGTATATCCGTAAAGCATGACCGCAACCAAGTGAAAAAGGAGGTTCTTACTCTTGA